CCGCCGCGAGTCGCTGACTACGTCCACCACCACCTGCAGCGCCAGCGCCTGGCCAGCGCGCCGGCCGGCGCCGGAGCGCGATCGAAGATCCAGAGCGACGACGAGGAGCGCACCAGATGCCAACGTGACAGAGGGGCCTTTCAATATTTCGGGAGGGGCTGGGAAAAACCTAACCTTCCTAACCAGCCGTAGCGAATCGGCTGGAACGCCTTTATTCATGCGGATTTCGGACGTTTCGGAAAACCTAACTTTTTCCTAACCAAAGCCTAACCGGGTTAGGTTTCTATACCCTAACCTTTAAAAAAATAGATACTTATATAAATCAATGACTTACGATGAGGTTAGGTTTCAGGTTAGGTCCGGTTAGGTTTTGAGCCTAACCAAGATTACCTATAAAAAACAATGCCTTACGCATCAATTTCGGGGTCGGTTAGGAAGGTTAGGCTTTTCCCAGCCCCTCCCCCAATCTGCGCAATTTTTCAGCAACCTGGAGCCGCCGTAAACGCGACCGCCTCCATTGCAAACTCGCGCTGCAGGGTGTCCGAGGCGATACACTTCATGTCGCAACCTCATAAACAACCTCTCCAACTCCAGGAACGGATCGATGGCAAAAGTTATTTGCTTGTTTAACCATAAGGGCGGTGTTAGCAAGACAACTACAGCCTTCAATCTCGGCTGGATGATGGGAAAGCTAGGACGTCGAGTGTTGCTCGTGGACTGCGATCCGCAGTGCAATCTCACCGGAATGGCGCTCGGATTTAATGGCATCGAAGACTTGGAAGATTTTTACATTCCCCTGCCCGCCAACAACGTCAGAGATGGATTGGCTCCGGCCTTCGAATCCCAACCTAGGCTGATAACGGACGCAACATGTTACGAGGTGAAAGGCAACGAAAACCTCATCATCCTTCCAGGCCATATCGCGCTCTCCGAGTACGAAACAACACTAGGCGTTGCACAGGAGCTAACAGGCTCGCTACTGCCTCTGAGAAACGTTCCGGGATCACTCCGGTATCTGATCGATCAAACCGCGAATGCGCTCAACATTGACTACGTGCTGGTCGACATGTCGCCAAGTCTGGGGCCGCTTAATCAGAACCTACTGACTACATCGGACTTCTTTATGGTGCCATTGCACCCAGACTATTTTTCGTCTATGGCATTGAGTTCCTTGGCAAGAGCATTACCAAGATGGCAACGATGGGCTGTGGCGGCACACGGACATGATGTATTGGCGCAAGCTGACTACCCCTTCCCTCAACCCAACACCAAGTTTCTCGGCGCAATCATTCAAAAGTATCGGCCGCGGATGGGAAAAGCTTCGGTCGCCTTCCAGAGATGGATTGACCGCCTCAATGCCGGTTTGAAAGACACCCTCGTTCCCGCACTTGTCAGCGTCGGAATGGTTGATCCCGCAGATTTCGAGACGCGAATCGGGCAGCCCCCATGGCAACCGATTATGGAGGTTGCCGACTTCAACGGGATCATCGCCCTTTCCCAGGACAATCAAGTCCCCGTGTACGAGCTGACGAAACAACAAGTCGAACAGCGCGGGGCGGTATGGGATCAGACCCACGAAAGCATGCAGGTCTTTGAAAGAGCATTTCAGGACTGCGCCGAACGCGTATTCAAGCTAACTGCCTGACATGACGCCGCTGAGGTGTTTTCAAGATGCGTGGGAGAGGTGTGCAACGCTCTCGCAGCTACACGCCTTTGCTGCCGCACATATAGCCAACGCCTTGAGAAAGGAAGAGCTTCTTCGCGCGGAGTGGGCCGCTCGCGTATCAGCCCTCGATTTGTACGTGCATGAAAAAGTCGCACAAGGGCTTCTACAAATCTTCGTAGGTTCTAAACCGAGCACACCAGCATTTGAACGCTTTAGTATCCCGAACTCTGTGCTGATGCGCATCCGCAACGCAGGGGGTCAGGCCCAACAATACGCAGCATTCGATTTCGAAGTTCGACGCCAACTTTCTTTGGTGAGTTATCAATACCCGGAGGCAATCGCTGACGGTATCCGATTGATATCGAGCACCGAGTTATGGAAAGAAATTGCATTGCACCATGGCTCAAGTCCACAAACGGCGATTGCAGACGCAAAAACGCTGAAAGGTCAGCTCAAAATGGTCGTGGAAAGGCGTAACAAGATTGTCCATGAAGGCGACATGCAGCCGAGCTTTCCAAGAGCTGTTTGGGCGATCTCCCCCCAGGACCTAACGATTGTGCGAGAGGTGATTGAAAAAGTGGTCGCCGGCATCGAAGCCGTGGCTTGAAAAGCTTGCGCCATTACGCGTCGCTGCTGCGTCACTATGCGTCGCCTACCAAGCCACCTCAATGAGCCGTGGAGCCCCGCCAATGCTTTGGCCTGGAGGTTCGCACGGATGAGTCTTTTCAGCCTCATTTAGCGGGCAGGCGTGGAGGGGGGAAGACTGCGCGCCAGAGGTGGTGACGGGTCGATCTACTGTATATTTATACAGTACTATGAGGTGCCCATCATGACCCTGCTCGACCGTCCCCCACCTACGCCCATGCCTGCGGCGCGCATACGCGAGCTGTACGCCCGCAACCCCACCACCGAGACCTGCGCCTTGGCCTGGGAAATCTGGCGCCTCCAGCGCGTTCTGATCGCTTTGGAAGCCGGCATGCGGAACGCGGCAAGCCTGCGCCATCGCCAGGATGTGATTGACCAGGTCACCGGCCTGCTGGAATACATCCAAGGCGAACCCTGTCTGACCGAGCCGCTGGCAGTCAAACAGGGGCGCAAGCGCGGCGAGCGTCGGTAAGGGCCAGGCCTGCAGACCAGCGCGCGGCGCGGACGAAAAAAAGCCCCGCCAGTGCGGGGCTGATGCCTGTGGCTCGGGCGCGCTACTCGTCGCCTTCTCCGGGGATCATGTAAGGCTTGAAACGCACAACCTCATCGCCCAACCAGTCATTGATTTCCAAGAACTTGGCCTGCAGCGGCTCCAGCTCGTTACGCGCGAACACCTTCGCCGCCGATATCGGCGTGCCGAAGCCGCCCGAGTTCGTCGGCACCAGGCCCATGAGCTGCGGCGGGACACGGTGCGCGGCGAGCACGTCATCGCGCGACACGTTCTTGATGTTGAAAAAGTCATCGCGCGCGGCCACCTCGCTAACCGGGATGATCTGCATGCCGTCTTTCTTGCCGCCGGGCGCATAGACAAAGAGGTTGCGGAAGTTGCCCGGCCCCTTCGAGTTCTTCATCGCCTCGCGGATGTCATCGACATAGCCACCGTCCGGCAGGGTGTCCGTCACGTACATGATGAATCCCGCATGACTGCCGTTGTGGTAGTACTTGCGCCGGAACAGCGTCGCGGACTCGTTCAACCATGCGGCATTGAGCGCGGCCAGGTACTCGGGCAGGCCATAGATTTCCTGGTTGATGTCCGGCTGCATCAGCTGGCACACCGTGCCGGCGCGGAACTCATGCTCCTGGCCGGAGCTGGGCAGAAAGAAGAAACGGCCAGGCTCTACGCCGCGCCGTGTGTACTTCGCAAGCGCGTGCTTCATCATGATCAGCTTGCCCGTCATGCTGTCCAGCCGCTCCGCGTAGGTGTTGCCGAAGGTCAGAAAATCGATGGCCATTTTCAGGCAGGTATCACGGCCAAACGCACGATGCGGCAGCAGCGTGGAGGCCAGGATATTGGCCTTGAAGTAGATAGCCGAACTATGGTGCGGGCTGGCCCGGAACGTCTTGGACAGGCCGCCGAAATTGATCGGCGGCTCATACCAGCGCCCATTGCGCCAGCACTCCAGATAGTCCAGTATCTCGCGCCGATCAAGCACCGGCACCGGGTCACCAAAGGTGAAGGCCTCGACCTTTTCAGGCATGGGCGCCGGCGCAGCGCTGGCCGCCTTGCTTTTCCGTTTCATCCGTAAATCTCCATGAAGCTTTTTCCGACGCCTGCGGCGCCTTCCAGGGGTTCCCAATCCAGCGCATGCATCAGCGCCCAGGCCAGGTCAGCGTGTCCGGTCTCGCTGGCCCGGCCGGCGTCGTATGTGACACTGCGACCGCTGGCGGTGGTGGTCTTGCGAATTGCCATGAGCGACTGCGCTAGGTCGGTGGCGCCGGCGTCGAACTCCAGGCGTTTGTTCCGGATCACGTCCCCAGCCTTGAGCACCAGGCGGCCTTTGACCTCGGGCGAATAGCTGTAGGACCGGACGCCGGGAAAGAACTGCTTGACCAGCTGGAACACGCCTTGCCCCATGCCGGTGGCGTCGATACCGATGTAGGCCACGGCGTACCGCTTCGTGATTTCCTCAATTTTTTTGGCCTGCGCTGCGAAGTCCATCCCCCTGAACTGGTGATACTCCAGCACGCGGAACTTGCCGCCGGGGGTGCGCGGCGCGGCCAACACGACACAACCGGCGGAATCTCCCGACAGCGACGGGTCATAGCCCACCAGCACCGGCCAGTGTCCGTAGGGCCGCAGCAGAAATTTCTGCACATCGACCCACTCGACCATCGAATCCACCATGCAGCCCTGCAGCACCGACAGCGGGAAGATGGATGCGGTGTCATCGATGAAACCGCACATCAGCAGGTTTTCGAACTGATCGGGGCTGTACTCAAGCCGCAGCTCATCGATGTCGAACAGGTTGCAGCCGCCCGCCTCGGCGTCCAGGATGGTGACGATCTGCCGCCAGATACGGTCATCACACTGGTGGCCGTTCTTCAAGATCGAGTGCGCCAGTTCAATGGCCACTTGCTCGCGCTTGGCGCGGCGCTTGTTGAAAACGTCGCCAGTCCAAAGTGGATAGGCTTCGTGGGCCATGCTGGACGGGGTGGAAAAATAGGTCTTGCGCCAGTGCTTATGCAGCGCCATGCCGCTGGCCACCTTGTTCAGCTCGGCGAACTTCGGCACCCAGAAGAACTCATCGAAGTAGAAATTGCCGTGGTAGCTCTGCGCCGTGCGTGCGTTCGTCCCCAGAAAGTACAGGTGCGCCCCGTTCGGCAAGACGATGGGATCGCCCTTAAGATCGACGTCCGCGGCCTCTCGCGCGAATTGAATGATGTACTGCTTGAAGACGTGCGCCTGCGCCTTCGAGGCGGACAGGAAGATTTGATTTCGGCCCGTCCTGATCGCATCGTCCAGCGCCTCGCGCGCGAAGTACCAGGTTGCCCCGATCTGCCGGGACTTGAGAATCATCCGGGTGCGCTGATCGCCGTTGCGAAGCCAGACTTTCTGATAATCGAAGAGGGAATCACGGAACGCCTGTGACAGCTTTTGCGCCTGTTCGTCGCTGATCGCGTTGCGCTCGGGCTTGCGCTTCGGCCCTGCATTGCGCCGGTCAAGCGCGGGATTCAGCGTGGAATCGCGCCCGTCCTCATCGAACTTGCGCACGCGCGCGGTGCGCTCAAGCTGACGACCCAGCAGGTCGATTTCTTTGAAGTCGCGCCCGTCCTTCTCGGTCTTGGCGATGAGCGTGCATAGGCGGGCATCAAGTGCGGTCTCTACGCGCTCGACGGGCGAAGCCTTGTCCCAACCGTCGCGCGTTTTCCAACTGTGCACCGTGGTGCGCTTTTCGCTCAGGTGGCGGGCAATGGACGATATGCGCCAGCCCTGCCAGTACAGGTCACGGGCGACGCGGCGCGGGTCGATGTGGTCGGTGGATTGCAACATGCCGCCATCCTGCCGGGCTTCTCCGCGCGCGCGTGAAGCCGTCTCTTCTGGATCGCACGCGCACAACGCCGCGCCGTTGAGTGGCCGGGCAGCGGGGGCCAGTATGGCAACACCCGAACACCACCGACGAGCCAAACCCTATGAAAAAAGACCGCTGGTTTACCGTGGCCACCGAAGGCCAGACCACCGATGGCCGCAACATCCAGCGCACCTGGCTGGAAGAGATCGCGGCAACCTACAACCGCGAGAAGTACGGCGCACGCATCTGGATGGAACATATTCGCGGCGTCGTGCCGGAAAGTCCGTTCTGCGCCTACGGCGATGTCCTGGCCGTGCGCACCGAAGAAAACGATGAAGGCAAGCTCACGCTGCAAGCGCAGCTAGACCCCACCCCCGCGCTGGTGTCCATGACGAAGGGCCGCCAGAAAATCTATACGTCCATCGAAATTCAAGAAGACTTCGCCGGCACCGGCAAGTGCGGCTTGGTCGGCCTGGGCGTCACCGACAGCCCGGCCAGCCTGGGAACGTCGATTCTGGAATTCGCCGCCAAGAATCCCGCGTCCAACCCGCTCGCTGGCCGCAAGCAGTCGCCGGAAAACCTGTTCTCCAGCCTGCTGGAAACGCCCATGAACTTCGACGACGAAGCCAAACCCGACGACGATGCCGCCGGAGCAATGCAAGCGCTCGGCGCCTTCTTCCGCGCGCTGCTGCCCGGCCAAGCACCTAAGCCCATCCCGCCCGCGCCGAGCTTCTCCCAGGCCATGGACGTCACTGCCGCGTTGCAAGCATTCAACACCCTGGAAGCGGCAATCAAGAAGACCACCGGCGACCTGGCCGCCGCCGTCACCAAGGTCACGACCGAGATGGAGGAATTCAAGAAAAACGCTGCGACCGCCAAGGAACTGGCCGAGCTGCGCGCCCAGCTCGACAAGACGCCCGGCAACCACTCGCAGCGCCCGCCGGCCGCTGGCGGTGACGGCCGCCTGAAAACGGACTGCTAACGCGGGCCGATCCTGACCCATCAAAACCAAATCGGAACCACAACATGCGCAACGAAACCCGCGTCCTCTTCAACGCCTATCTGCACAACTTGGCCGAACTCAACGGCGTCGACAGCGTCACGCAGACCTTCAACGTCGTGCCGTCCGTGCAACAGACGTTGGAGACCAAGATTCAAGAAAGCTCGGCCTTCCTGACCAAGATCAACATGATCGGCGTCACCGAGCAGCAGGGCGACAAGCTGGGCCTGAACCTCTCCGGCCCCATCGCCTCGCGCACCGACACCAAGGTCAAGGACCGCGAACCGCGCGACCTGACCACGCTGGACGTGAACGGCTACTACTGCCGCCACACCGATTTCGATTCCTTCATCCCCTACGCCAAGCTCGACGCCTGGGCGCATTTCAAGGACTTCGAGATCCGCATCCGCGATCTGCTGATCCAGCGGCAGGCGCTCGACCGCATCATGATCGGCTTCAATGGCAGCAGCGTGGCGTCCACGACCAACCCCAGCGCCAACCCGCTGCTGCAGGACGTCAACAAGGGCTGGCTGCAGAAGATGCGCGAATACGCGGAAGAGCGCGTCATGAACGAGGGCAAGACGCCGGGCAAGGTCCAAGTTGGCGCCAGCGGCGACTACAAGAACCTGGACGCCCTGGTTTTCGACGCCATCACGCTGCTGGACCCGTGGCACCGCGAAAACGCCGGCCTGGTCGCCATCGTCGGCCGTGGCCTCATGCACGACAAGTATTTCCCGCTGGTCAACCAGGACAGCCGCGCCACCGACACGCTGGCGGCAGACCTGATCATCAGCCAAAAGCGCATCGGCGGCCTGCCGGCGGTGCAGGCGCCCTTCTTCCCGGAAAAGAAGGTGCTCATCACCCCGCTGGATAACCTGTCGCTGTACTGGCAGATTGGCGGCCGCCGCCGGCACATCGAGGAAAACGCCAAGCGCAGCCGCGTGGACACCTACGAAAGCTCCAACGACGACTACGTGGTGGAAGACTACGGCCAGGCCGCCATGGTCGAAAACATCGAGCTGGTGCAGGCCTGACCATGACCAGCCCTGCACAACAACACCGCACGCGGGTGCTGGCCGCCCGCGCGAGCGCGGCCGATGGCGACGCGCCCGCCGTCCTGGGCGGCATCTACGGCCAGATGATGGCCAAGCTCACCCAGGACCGGCGCCGCCTGCACGATATCCAGTCAGTGGAGCGCAAGGTAGCCGTGAAACGCGAGCTGGTTCCCGAGTACGCCGACTACCTGCAGGGTGTATTGGCGGGCGACGGCGGCCAGCCTGATGAGGTGGTGACCACGCTGATGGTGTGGCACTTCGACATCGGCGCATTCGCGCCCGGCCTGCAGCTCGCCGACTACGTACTGCGCCATGACCTGCAACTGCCGGAACGGCTCAAGCGCAACACCGCCACCCTGCTGCTGGACGAGGTGGCCGGCCAGGTCGCCAACGGCGCAGTGTCCAAGCCCGAGGAGGCCATGCAGGTGCTGCAGGAAGTCGCGCGCCTGGTTGACGGCCAGGACGCGCCGGACCAAGCCCGCGCCAAGCTGCACTTGGCCCTGGGCAAGACGCTGGCGGCCCAGGCCG